TGACTAGCTGTCGATTCATGCATAGCCATCAAAGGTTCCGAGCCTTGTTCCGTTTTCTTCCTTACTGCCATAATTTAATATAATTTTACACTTAACCAAACATTTTGGGAGTAAACGTACAGTTAATTTCCTCTTGTTTGGTATTTTTAATATCATTATAGGCCTTAATTGCCCAATTACCTAACATTAGTGTGGTGTAATTATCTTTTCTAGCTCGGTTGACAGAACTACTGCGACGTAAGTGTTGAGGTAAATCAAAAGTTTGTGCTCCTTTAGCTGTGGTCTTGACTTCAACTAAAGCGCACTGCTTTTTAGTTTGATGAATCATGTCATCTTGGAACTCTATAAATTCGCCTTTTGTATCGTGAGGGGTAAGCTTGAGAGGGACTGCCTGATTAGTAGCTTTATCGAAAAAACTTCCACAAGCAGCAGTTCTAGATCCGAACCAAATACGACGATGGTCAATAGAAGCCTGTAGGTATTCGTTAGCTTCTCTTAAGAAAGTAGTAGAAAATAACTGTTTAAAGCAGATAGCACCTTCTTTTTTGTTATACTGACCCTTAGCCTTGAGTAACATATTTTGATAATCGACTCCTGATTTATCACTATTATAATCGAAAAACTTAAGATTAATTTTTGAGTTAGTAAATAATTCAGACTCGTTAGCGCTATCAATAAATTGGTACCCGGCATTATCAATGATAATTAAACTTAAATCAAAGCTTGTCACTATATAATAAAGGTATTTTATATGATCTTTGAGATTTCCCCCAGCTACAGCATAAGAGTGAACTAACGTAGAGTTATTAGAAGCGTCTGGGTCGATTTCCAAAACGGACATGGCGAAATAATCGGAGCTAGGACTATTACTAAAACTTGGGTCAATTGCTAGGATATACTGTTGGTCTTTAGCGCCCTTTAAAAGTGTGTTAGGTTTTTCGCCGTCTGGAATAGTACAATCGTACATTTTCTTTGCACTAAAATAACTATCACTTCCATCAGTAAACTGAGCGCAATACTCTCGTAAAAAAGAAGAGTTGGAAGAGCCTCCTGATCGAGCTTCTTCTATAACTGTAGTATCAATCATATCGGGAGGGATGGAATCAAAGCCCATTTGAGATATGAAATAATTTGATTGTAAAATATCATCAGAATAAATATTCCCCATCCATTCTTTATAGGTTTTATATAAATTCTCAAAGCTGAAACTCGCTGAGGATAAAGCTATCATTTTAGAATTATTCCTAAACACTATTCTATGCTTTTCCTCCATATCTCCTTTTGCTATGAGTTCATCCTCCATTTCTCTTATTTTAATTCTTTCTGCCATATCTTGAGGAGCTACCAGAAACGGCATGAGAACACTTTTGATTGTTTCTTCAGGTAATAATAGGAACTCGTCCAGTACCAAAATGTTAGCACGAAATCCTCGAATTTTTTCACCACTTAAAGGAATAGCAGTAATAGTACCTTCATTGATTTTCCACTCAAACTGATCATTACGTTTGGATTTAACGCCGAAAGCATGAGCTAACATTTGAGCCTCTTTAGACTCAACAATCTTTTCTATGTTATTAAAAATAAATCGAGCTGTACGGAAAGTAGGACCAGCAATTAATATTTTTGTCCTAGGTTCAAAAACACATTGTAAAAAACAATAAACCGCCGCTATAAAACTTTTACCACAACCACGCCCCCAAACGCACATATTAAAGTTACGATTAAAAAATGCTTTTAATGTAATCTCTTGAAAAGGAGCTAATTTAATACCTGACAAAAGTTCTGTCGTAAAACCTAAATTTTGACGAAGAAATTTAGCTAAAGTTATTTTAGCTTGTCTATCTGTTATTTCTCCTTCTATTTTTCTATACTCTTCGTTTAGGTTAGGTAAAGAGGTTTTATATTTTTCTGGACAATACCACATTATAATAATTTTAAGTCGTAAGCTAGCTGAAGATCAAATTTATCTTTTAAAACATCTGATAATAAAAGTTTTTTAACTATCCTCACGCATTCTTGTCTTCCGTCTACGAAAAGAAATTGTATGTGGGGGTATTGCTGTATTAAGTCCCTGACATTATGAAAAATAAAATCAGGAGTAACTCTAGTATTTTTTTTATACACATGAGCTAATTTATTGAAAGCAAGACACTCTTCTATTTTTCTTTCAATTAAAATAACCATATAAGCGTCTTCTTCCGCAGCTTTAGATATTTCGTTTTTAAACCTTCCTAGACCGGAACTAAGAGTACCAATTAAATCAGGTACAGATTTTCTTTCTATGTAAGTATTATGGGTCTTAGCTTTATCATTTAAACAGTAGTCCCCAAATTTCAAACCTTTTACCTCTGTAGGGAAATCTAAAATTCTCAAAGGCTTCTGTTCTCGTGAGTCGATATATATTAAATGATCTTCGTTAAATTTTTCTTTGAAAACCATTTTTTTTGGAAGATCTGACAATTTATTTTTAAACCCTAAAGATTCACAAAGTTTATAATAATTATCAAAAATAACTTCATAAAAAGGAATAGGAGGAAAGGGTAAGGTTCTCAGTTCAACTTGTGTCGGGGAATACTCTATATTTTTTTCGAGCTTTCTTTTTACAAGTAAATTTTTACAATAATCTCTAGCTTCTTCAATCGGAATCTTTTTGAGCCAACTTTTTAAACTTTTTTTATCATTAAAGTCTGAAGAAAAATACTGATCTTTATTTTTAAACTTGATAAGTTTTTTTGTATGTAAATCATATCTAGGGTAATGATTGTGATAGTAATCTTTTACGGAAATTTTATGAGCCTTCAAATGTAAATGAAGCCCTTTATCTTTTGTAAATTCTTTCTTACATATTTTACACTTAACCATTTAAAACCTCTTCTTCGCTTATACCCATTATCCTAGACTTTATCTCCTCCATAGACCCGAGTCTTTCTATCTCCGAAGAAATATTTTTACGTCTAAGGTCGGCTATCTTAATCATTTTATTGCGAGACTCTTCATCTTTCCAAAGTTCTACCAGATTTAAAATAGAAGCAGATTGCTGCATCTGTTTACTCATCCGTTGGCTTCTTTTTTCTTTTAACTCATTCAGTAGTTTAGTTTGCCTGTTTACACATTGATTATATTCAGTTTGTGCAGTATTGATTGCTTCAACCAAACTCATTGCCATCCTGCGGCCTTCCGTATCTTCAGCGTTTTGATCTAATAGAGTTTGCAGTCTTTCAACTCTTCGTTGGATATTCGAAGCTATTACCACCTCTGCTGATAAAACAATATACTGATCCACCTCTTCTTGAGTAAGGTCATCTTTGTCCCATGTATATCTTACAAAACTACTCTCGAATAATTCCCTATCAGTTTCTATAGAATATGTACCAATTTGATGTAAGAATCGATACGTATGCATGTACCCGATTAGTGTGGAAAGATTTCTTTTATGTTTAGAAGTAACTTTATTTTTATCTATACCGTTATGAACATACTTATTAACTCTTACTAATGCTCTTGCTTCAGATTTGGGGGGAGCATATCCTCCTTCCGGGGTCTCTTCAGGTGTAACGTCAGAGTACTTTACCTTATTGTCTATATTGTTTAAGTACTCTAAAAGAATTTTATATCTAAGATCGAGTGCAGATATTTTAGGTTCTTCAAATATAACTCGAGCTATTTCCATAGCCCTCATAGACCCACAATTATTATATATATACTCTTTTTGATCTTCGGTTAATTCAGTTTTTTCTTTTGGGTAATGCTTACTTGTAACTTTAGCTTCTAGACCCTTGTTTAATAAAAATTTTTTAACAGCTCTTCCTTCTTTAGATCTCCCGTCTTGTTTATCTTTTGGTAAATCGGGAAAGATAGATTTCATAATCTCATTTATATAAAGATTCTTATCTTCTCCGCTGTTCCATAATTTTAGGATAGCTAGTTCTTGGTCTGGACTAAGGGTAAACGTTTTAGCGCTCATAGTATTTCTATATCGCCATCATTTAACATTTTTTTGACTTTATTAATAATAGCTTTTTTTACATTTTTAATTTGTTTATACCCGGGGACACGGTTTTTTTCATTTGTTTTATACCCCATCAATGTTGCAGCATCTTCTTCAGACATATGATCAATATACAGAGCTTTGTATATTTTCCATTCAGCTGGTTTTAGACTTTCCCTCATCTTTGCGTTAACTTTTTCCATAACTCTTATAATATCAATATTGCTGTATTCGGCAGCGTTTAACTCATAGGTATGATCGTTTATCGAGACGGGGAGTTTAGCGTTATAAGCTTGTTTTTTTGTCTTGCTCCAGTTAGCAAAAAGAGGGCAGGCTTCACTTTGTTTACCGTATATGTAACATAAGTCTCCAGCTTCTGCTGCAGCACATTTCAGACAGGGTCTACAGTAATTACCATAATTGTTACGGATTAAGTTTTTAATCTGATTAGAAATTATTCTATTAATCCACGGATTTAACGGTTTGTTAATGTCATATAAATGCCATTTGTTAAATATATGGATCCTAAGAATTTGAGAAACGTCATCAAAGTCCATCCATGAGAGAGCTGTTAGGTTCCACTTGGATCTTCTTTTCTTTATTTCCTTATCTATTTGTTCAATATGATCTTCAAATTTTAATTTAGGTTTTCGCATCAGATTTGCGTGAACTTCCAGCATCCCTCATAAAGTCCTGTTCAAAAGTTTCCAAAGAGTAACTAGAATCTACTTCTCTTCGAAACCCTTCTTCGTCACTCTCCGTATTAGATCCCATAATATCCCCTATCTTACTTACATTTTTAAATCTAGACGCTTCGATACTAACTTGTAGTTTATCAATATCCGGAATTGAAAATTCTTCTTCTTCCTCTATTTCAATTTGAGGCTCAACAGTTCTAGCTCGGGGTTTAAAAATTTTTTTAACCGGCGCTGACGCAGTCAAAGAAAAAGATTTACCACAAGAAGCACAAAATTTGGGCTTACTTAAAGAATACTCTGTTGCTGAACCGCAATCTGGACAATACGCTTTCATAAAAAAAGTTACACTATATATATTATTAATTCCTGCTAGTTTTTCAAAAAAAGTGTACTCTATTTTATATATGCGAGATTCCCGCTTTACTAATTCGGACGGTATTGAATATGAACTAATATGGAAAAAACCTCATTATAAATATAAAGCTGATGGATTATGCAGTGATCCAGAATCTGAAAAACCGACTATTGAAATAGATCCGACCCTAAAAGACAGAAGAAAAATGAGTGTCCTCGTCGAAGAGGTCACTCATGCTTTCTTTTGGGATATCCCTGAATATAAAGTTAGAAAATTCTCTGCTCTTGTAGCGAGACTTATAAAACAAAATATTAGTGATTCTCAATAGTATTTATTTTTTGTACAATAAATTTTGTTATAGCAGATCTGACAATATCACTTTCGTCAAATTCAAAGGTGTGGATTCCCATATCTCGACTTTCTTCATTATCGAAAGCTGAAAATATTTTCTCAAACCCTCCCCTATTACCGTTCTTCAAGTCTGTTTGCATAGGGTCAGCCATTATAAAAGCTCTAGAATATCTGCCAATTCGAGTTAGGACTGTTACAATTTCTCTAAAAGAACTGTTTTGAGCTTCATCTAAAAGAATAGCTTTTCCATTCCAACTCATACCCCTAGCAAAATTTACGGGATGTATTGACACTCTCTGGTCTCTTTGTAGTTTTTTTACAGTGTCTTCATTTAAAAGCTCGTCTAACTTATCCATAAAAGGCAAATTATAATAATGCAACTTCTCATCGGCATCCCCGGGAAGAAAACCTAACCTAGAATCCGAGCTTTCTACTGCAGAACGCATATATATCACATCAGAGATTTTAGAGTCGTTAAGAAGGTTAAGAGCAGCATAAACTGCTATTAAGGTTTTAGAACTCCCAGCAGGCCCTTTACACAGCATTAGTCTTGTAGATTTATTTAATGATATTTCTATAAAGCGTTTTTGCTTTTCTGTCCATGGTAATTCTTCTATATAAAAGTTTTCCCTTGGCTTAATTGTATCCCTTTGGTGAATTTTCACCTTTCCGTCGGTAACTTCAAGGGACTCAAAGTCCCCTGTGTGTTTAACTCTTGACATCACTAATATGATACACACTTTTAGTGTAATATTAAAATGAAAAGTTATGGGGGAGATCAAAAATACAATTACTAATTTAGCTAATGCAAGTGAAAACTTCACTAAGTTATCTCCAGAATCTATAGATAAAGGACAGATAGGAGTGGTCTTAGAAAGTTTACTTGGAGAATATGGATGGATTCTTTTAATAGCTATTTGCACTATTATAGCGAAGGATATGATTATAAATTTTGCTCAAGGTTTACTTGTGTTTATGGGAAATGATTTTAATAATGATGATATTATTTATATATCAGGTCGTCAAGCTCGTATAGTTCGAGTAGGAATTCGCAATACAGTTTTTTACATGTCAGATCGACGTAGTAAGATGTTAGTACCTAACGAGCAGTTAAAACACCTTACTATTGAGAAAGCCCTCCCTAAGAACGGAGGACAACCTTATTTACCCAAAGCTAGCGATCCCGGCTTTGTTGGATGGGAAGAAGTTCCACTACCTCCTGCTCCAACTCAAATAGAGGTAATAGAAAAAGCAGATAAATTAAAAAGACCCAGAAAATAAAAAAAATACCCCGACCTATCTTAAAACCGTGTAATTAGGTTTAAGAAACATGAAAATTGTAGACTTTTCAGAAAAGATTATTAAATGGCGCGAAGAACAAGAAGCTGCTATGAGTAAGAAGCAGTATGAAAAAATTGACACTAAAGAGCTTAAACGTGATAACCAAAAAGAAAAAGAAAAGCATGAAAAAGATGCTTTAAAAGACGACGATAGTAAAATTAAAAAACTCAAAAAGGGTAAACCTTCCGAGAAAAAAAGCGTCGAAATCGTTGATATCAAAAAAGATAAAAAATACGACAAGGAAAATCTTGAGCAGATGAAAAGCGCTGTCTTAAGCTCAAAAGAAAAAAATAATCTTCCTGATTCTAATTTTGCATATATTGAGCCCGGAGGAGAAAAAGACGATGAAGGTAAGACAGTCCCCCGTTCATTAAGACATCTCCCAATTAACGATGCTGCTCATGTACGCAATGCCCTAGCGCGTTTGGACCAAACTGACATTAGTGAAGAAGCCAAAAAAACAGCCCTGAAAAAAATTAAAGCTGCGGCCAAAAAGTTCGGAATAAAAGTCAGCGAAGCTTCTGCTTCAGTGGACTATTCGGACTTGTACTAAAAATTAAAGCATGCAAAAATAAAAACCCCCGTGAATTCGGGGGTTTTTTATTGTATTTGTAAAGGTCAGGCTGAACGATACTCTTTTGACGATAGTTTGTTATCTTTCTCTTTCTTCGACTCTTCTTCTTTTGAATAGTGGTTATAAAAAAAGTATGGAGTATTTCCGTAAGACCTGTCTATATCTTCCGAACATAAAGGTTCATTAAACATTTTAATTTTAGGAGGGGTATCCTTAGGGTAGGGGACTATAAAATCAGCATTGTGCCACCGTAAAAGGTTATTAGGGGGTATAGCATAATTACCATCATCCAATTCTATAAAATGAAAACACTTCGAGTCTTGATCATTAGCGTACCCAATGTTAAGTTCATTTAAATCTCCTTCGTAATCGTCAATAGTAAATATATATTTACCTGAACGCCACACATTATCACGACAATGGATGTCTACTCGTTTATTCTGTAAGAACCCAAATGTCGTTACTGCGATATTGTTGTCTTGACAATCCCATGTTTGCAACAAAGATAAACGTTTTTCTTCATCTTCACTTAGGATATCGTAGTCTTCCTTATGACAAAACGCTGATATAGGAATCTGCCAAAAAATTGCACCAAGACAAGATTGAAAGTGAAAGTGCATTGGTCTATTAATCATAGATTTTGCTCCAAATATATAACCTTCCGTCAACCCTTTATCTTCGGGGCTGAATATATATTTATTTCTTATGAAGCATTGAATATACGGGGTGTTTGCATTTAATTGAGCCATGTAAATAATTAACTAAAATTACACAAAAAAATCTTTCTATGCTTTTAAAAACGTGTAAACATATTACGAAGATGGGAGAGAACAAAAAAATTAGCTTTACGGACCTAGATGCATTTTTAAAATTTGCACCAATTATAGGTATAGGGGTTCTTGCTTACTTACAAACTTTATTTCCAAGCAAAATTGAATTCGAAAAATTAGAAGACCATTTAATACAAATGGATAAAAAAATTACTGAAATTACTGTACTTCAAAAATCCACAGCGGATAATACTGCAAACCTAAGAAGTCTTGACGGTAGATTAAGACAAATAGAAATAGAGTTAGCTAAACACCAATCTGACAACCTTAAGTAAAAAATTATGAAATTCAACCAACAAATACTTCTAAAGCATGAATACGGAATCACCGCGCAATGGATCAGTGATGATTTTAGTTGGACCGCAGTTGCAACTTATCAGCAAAACGAAAGTAAAAAATGGTCCTTGGTCAACTGTAATGGTCCTTGGACTGGGTTAGGTCCAGAAGGTAAGAGCTTAACTGTCATGCCCGGCTATGAAGATGAAAGAAGTTCTATATCTTCCGAAGCTACTATGTTATTATCAGCATTTAATGCTTACATCGGCGGCAAGAAAATAGTAGAAATTACATGGAGTGCTCCTATTCACGGCCTAATCGAAGACCCTGAGATGTTCGTTAACGATAAAGAAGCCGAGGCAGAGGGTCGGATACAGTAATAAATAGTACCTCAATAAGAATATACCAAAAAAAATCGCAGCCCCAATTAAAGGGCTGCGACTGAGGAACTAATTTATACTTTCGTTAGGAAGTCGATCCGACACCAACATTGCCGCTTGAACCAACGTTACCTACTGTTGGTTTAGAAGCTCTACGTTTAGGGCTTGCTGTAGGAGCAGCAGGCGTAGGAGCAGTCACTCCCATACCCACGTTACCTGAAGAACCTCCAGAACCCCCAGCAGGGGCTCCTACGTTACCTGAGGTAGAACCAACACCTACGTTACCATCTTCTTTAAGACCCATACGGCGTCTCCAATAGTTAATATCTCTTCCTCCTGTTTTATCTGTATTACTCATAATTTTATTTTCTTTTTTTAGTCTGGGTATACCTGACCAGTTACTACGGCACCTGAAAAAGCAGGTACACAATTAAGAGCCCATGTTTGAGCGCCGTTACGAATATCAGAGCTGCTAGACATCCATCCAGAAACACTGTTTTCTGTCCAGCTCCATCCGTCAGGCAAATCAGGACCAACTCGTTTTTGACCTGTTACTTCTCCGCTTACACCTGTTAACATATCATATGAATAGTAATCGGTGCCACTAATCATATTACACGGGTATTGATTCCATCTTTCAATTGGGGGTTTGCCTGCATTGTAGTAATCTACATCATGATAGCCCCAAATGTTGACAACAGCATTTTGATCTTTTTTTTCTGATGCGGCGGTATTAACCTCAACGATACCAAAATCCCAGTAATTTAGTGTTGAGCCAGCGGGTGTTGTAATTGATTTATAAAGTCCCATAATTATTCTCCTATTGTAAGTGCGTCTACTGATCCCGAAAAGAAAGGTACACAATTTTTCAACCAAGTATAAGCGCCGCTTCTAATATCGTCACTTCTCTGCATCCAACCGGATACTCCGTTTTCAGCCCAATCCCAGTCTGATGGTAGTGGAGGACCGACGCGTTGTTTACCGGTTATTTCTCCAGAAACCCCGGTGACATCCACATAAGGATAATAATCTCGAGCTCCAGAATAAGGACATGTATACATGTTTCCATCAACCGATGGAGCTCCTTGATCGCGATAAGTTTCATTTGTAAATCCCAAGGTATTAACATTAGCTGCGTATTGAGGGCCTGTTGTTCCTTGAAACCAATTTTCAACACGACTGATCTTCCAATAGTCAGCCTGCTGTCCGTCTTCCTTGGCGTAATTTAAATTAAGTCCCATGTTAAAACATATTACACAAAAAATAGTGTAAAATCTATTTTTTTTAAAATCTTAATTCGAGCTAGGTTTATTTTTACCGTAGTAAGATTTCTTATAGCTTTTTACTTTATTTGGATTATTCTTCTGCCACTCCTTTACCTTATCAGTAATTTTATTTTTATTTCTCTGATAGTAGCTTTTCGCGAGTTTGTCGTCGCATTCCTTGCAGTAGTACTTCAACCCATCTTTAGTACTACCTTGCTTCCTGAAGTCTGATAAAGGTAGGACTTCTTTGCATTTAGTACATATTTTCATATTGAATATATTATGAGCTTCGGTTAAGGGGAATTCAAAAAGATTTTAGAAAAACTACCATCGTTTATCTAAAAGGGGGACCTGATATCCAACATACCAAACTCCTTCGAGTTCCACTTGTTACAGGGGTAACTTCATGTAGCATCCAAGAAGGAAATATGACCGCCATCCCTAAACCTTTAGGAACGACATTAGGTGAATCACTAGTTATAGTTAATAAATCTCCCCCTTCGTACTCCGCTGGATCAGTTAGTTGAATTACAATGCTTAATTTTCTTTTGTAAAAATTTTTACCGTGATCTACGTGAGCGCAATAAAAACCTTTTTCATCTCCATTATATACAGTATACTGTAAACATTCGTACATCCCACATATATCAAAATTATACATATGTTTATTAGCAGCCGAAGCTAACGCGCTTATCTTTTGGAATACCCAAGAATTATCTCTGCCATCTTCTTTTGGCGATATCCAACCAACATTACTTCTTCTTTTTTCGTTACTTTCGCCGCTAAAAGTCGTAGCCCTCTGAGTCTTATCTTCTGCTATTTCTATAAGAAAATCTATCTCTTTTTGTGATAAAAAATTAGGTTGATAATAATAATTTGATAAATCTATAGCTTTTTCTTTTCTTTCTAAATCTTCTCTTATATTTTCCGAATCTACGTAAAGCATATTGAATTTTAATTGGGTTTTTTGAAATTAACTAACTTATTTTTAGGATTGAGTATTTTTGAAAATTATTTATTTGCGATGTCTCGCGTATTTTTGAAAAACTTAGGAAAAAGGGGGAGGGGAGAATGAGATTTACCACCCCCCGGTCACCCCACACCTCAGAGAGATATCTCCTTTTAGAAAAGGGGGGGTCTTTGCTAGGTAGGGGGTTGCCCTACCTAGAAGGCCGGAGCCTTAACCGTGATGAACGATTGACTCAATCCGATCCCATCGGAAACGCTTATACTCACCAGTTTCAACGCACTTCCCACCAAAGCCTGCAAACTTTTCTCCGTTGGATAGGTTTTCAAATGGCTCATCAGTTTCGACGACATAGCGAAAAATAGAGTTATCAGTGTTTTCGATGCCGTCATGTTTTGCTGGTTCGTAGTTAATAGTTACTTTAGTCATAATGTTTTTATTGTTATTCTGTTAAACTTTATACATACAAGATACCATACCTACCGATTAAATCAAGCACTTTTTTAAAAAAAGATAAGATAATCTTTTTTAAAATAATGACTCTTTTTTGTTGCGTTAATCTTAAAATATGTTAAATTTATATCATGAAAACAACGAAAGACTTCAACATGTCCCTTTACTACAAGGTCATCACTTCAGCCTCAAGTCACAAGCGTCTCCTTGAGGATGAGCAAAAGAAAGCTCTTTCAGAGGAAAGAAAAGATTACCTGAAAGAAAAGATCTCAGAACAAGATCATATAATACAAACAATGGAGAATAACTCCTCGGTTTTCCTTAACGCATCCGTTGATAACATATAACAGAATACAAACCATGAATACAATCACTAACATAGAAGAGAAACTCACACAGTATGAGCGCATGGAATACAAAGAATGCCTTAAGCATTTTGAACAGTTGCTTATTCAAGCAGATAAAAGCAAAGCAGTTTATCAAATGGTGATGGGGTTAGTATCACAACATGAACGACAATGGATCTCAGGTTGTGAAGTATTAGAGCTGCTATGGGATAGAGTAAAGCTCGACAACATTTGCCCCGATGAAGACCCTTGTCTTCCTCATGTTTCAAATGGTTATAATGTTATCAGTATCCTTTGTGATTTTGAAATGGAAGTTTTCAAGGATTCAATCTTTGACGGTGATACTCCAGATGATTCTTGGAATGAATCAGACTTTTCATTCTATAAGAAGATCCAATGTTATCAGGTGATGGTAAAGAAATAAAAATAAACCTTGACAAGGAGGGCTTCGGCCCTTTCTTTTTGTCCTTGTGTATCCGCGTCATCAGGGGTCCACTTATTATTATAGGGAAACAAAAAACAATAACAAGCTTTTTGTGCACTTTTTTTAAATTAATCTTGGCACGCCAGATGCTTACTGCGATCGCTCTAAGTCCTTGACTTTAAAGGGTTTACGGCTCGGGCCGGGCCCCCTCAGAGCCCTAAAGTGTTTATATTCAACGAGTTATGCATGTCAAGCTTTTAATTTAAAATACTTCAGACAAAAAATAATCATACTTTTTTTCAGAAAACGCTTGCAATGTTTGAAAAAACTGTCATACTATAAGTATGAAAGATAAAGAATTCAAACAATTCCTAGCACGAGCCGCAGCCAAAAAATCCGCAAGAGACAAGGCCTCACGCAAATACTTGGACGGGTTGAGATCTTGGGAGATGGGAAAAAATAATCATTCTTTTTCCTTGTAATACTCCTTGAATCTGATAGATTAGAACCATGGACAAGATCTTAGAAAATATGATTGCTCTCGGTGTCTGGCTTGAAAATACCCTACTAGCTTCGGGTGAAAGATTCGAAGCCCTGTTTGATCATCTCGCAAACAAGATAGATTAAAAATAATCACTCTTTTTCCTTGCAACAACCTCAAAAACTGTTATATTAAAACCATGAACAACATCTTAGAAAACAAACTAACCAACATCATTTCAAACGCAAAATATTCTCTTTTCTACGTGAAAGGTCAAAAGATGATGGAATACTGCATTACTCAAGTTGAAAAACATTCAGATCATATTATCTGTCATAAAGTAGTTGATGGGAATATTGGACCTCTTAGAAGATTCAATACTAACAAAATAATTGACATACTGCGTCAATAATTCAACGGCCCTCCTGAAAAGGAGGGCTTGACAATCCCCTTTAATATGTTACCTTATACTATGAAATCTTTAATATATGCAATTCTCTTACTTCAATCAATCTCGGCATTGGCGTCATCAATTACAGATGAACAAAAAATTGTGGCAATCACGCTACTTGCAGAAGCAAGAGGAGAGGGCGACAATGGAATGGGCGCAGTTTGTGCCGTTATTCAACAACGAGCAATTGAACGAAAGCAAACAGCAAAACAAATCTGTTTAGCGAAATGGCAATTCTCATGTTGGAACGGCAAAAGTTTAAAAGATCTTGAACACTTGCTTGACTTGCCACAGGCAAAGATGGCGATATACTTTGCCAAGAATGTCAACTCAATGAATCGTGCCTTGGTTGGTTACAGCAACCACTATCACGCAACATGGATGAAAAAGAAACCTTATTGGGCAAAAGGCAAAAAACCTGTAAAAGTAATTGGTCAACATGCTTTTTACAAGCTCTAAAAATAATCACTCTTTTTCCTTGCGTTAATCTTTAAAACTGACATAATTAAATCATGAAAGTTAACAAGGATACTGAAACCGGAATCGTCACCTACACCATGCCAAACGGCAAGACTTTTTCCGCAGCATTTAAGAACGCGCCTTATTGTGTCGCCTGTGATGGCGATGAAGTCCCTTCCACATGGAACGGCAAAACATATATCTATATGTATGATTGGAAAAATCGTCATCATGATTACTATTGTTTTGAGGATGATATCTCAACTGATATGGCACCGTGGGAAGTTATGGGAGTTCGCCATGTTGGAGATCCGATATATGCGACAGCAATGCGAGAAATATAATTTGACAAACTCTTTTAATCTGGTAAATTGAACGTATGAAAGTTAATGATAACGTTTACAGGCTCAAGCACACAAAAGATGTTTACGAGACTTTCCCGCGAACAAATGAAGGCTTGCTGAGAGCTTTTGAAGAAGCCGAGCAGATCTTGAACCGATACGGTAAAAATCAAGAGGTGAGTATCTGGCATAAAGGTTTTAAAATCTGGCCGAATGAGGAAACGATCTAATTTTAAATTTCCCTGCCGATGGAGGTGAATCGGATTTGTTATTGGTTATGTTGTTGTGTTATGGAGAAACAGTCAGTCGGGGCTGACTTAAAACAATCCCCGACATTTTCACATGTTCATATACTACTTATGTGAAACGACAAATGGGTTTAATGGTTTTCCCGCTTGTCAAGTTAAATCCGCGATTAATTTCGCGGATTTTTCTTTTTCCACCTTGGCACGCTGAATGCTTACCTAAATATCTATAAACCCCTAATAATAAGCACTTTACAGCTGCGAAGGGGCCCCCGAGCAGACGTAAACCCTTAATAGTAAATAGGTTACGAATGTCAAGCGAATACTTACTTTATATCATAAAGTGATCTGCGGAAAAAAGTTTTTTTTATTAAAGAGCCGCGCTCATTATTTGACTGTCCCACACTTCATATTTGACTAGATCACACTTCATATTTAAAAAAGTTACTTTTATGGTTGACCCTGAGATTATATTATGACATTATTTTCTCATGAACACAAGCTACTCACCTTCAATTGAAAAAAATAATGAAAAAATCAAAGCTCGCCATATGGTCGCAGGACTAGAAGCTGAATTTGAAAAAATGCTCAAGGGAAAAGAAAAAGCGTTTGCGGGGCTTCCTGCTACTGGATTTAATTTAGAACGTCATATATTAAAACGAGCAAGGCAAGAAAACGTAAAACTTTTCTGTTACGAAGGAGATGGAATTGTATATAAAAATAATATGGAAACTCCGCGTGTTAATAGGTTATTGGATCAAAATCGTGATGTTTTATCTTACGTGGAGTTACCTCTCCCAGAAAACGGATATGTTGAAAGCCCTGCTACTGGACGCGCAAAATATACAAACCCCATGTTCATTTGGCGTGATTATTGTGGGGCAGCGAATACAGAACGTATTGAAGAGTCAACGAGACAATGCGCCCCCCATTCTGTCGTGGTCGTGACTTTTTACGCCAAGAGTATCCGCCATAATAAAAACGTCCCTATGGAATTTAAACATGGTTATTATGCAAGTAATCTTGAGCCACACCTTTTAGAAAGATTTGGCGAACAGGGATGGATTAACATCTGGTCACATCGTTACAGCACAAACCCTTACAGCCCAATGCTAATGATGGCTTTCACCAATACTTTAAAAGCTCATAAATTTCTAACCGCATAAAAAATAATCATAAAATATTGTTGACCATATCAGAAAAAAATGTCATTATTAATTCGAAGTTAAAACCTATCACTGAATAAATACTATGAGAAAACAATCCATACCAAAAAAATCACTTCAATCCAACCACTATGACTTTCAAGTGGAGCAGCGCCCATTATCAGACGCCGATGGAAACCCATCACATGTAATGGGAAATTACAGAACAGACACCAATGAATGCATTGGATCGACAAGCAAGCATTATGAAATTGTAAATAATGGAACAGTAATAGAAAAAGTGGAACAGGCACTTGAAAGAACTAATCTTGGGCAGTATGAATCAGAAAAACTTGTCACTCAAGGAGGTTCTCGTTTTTACGGCGTTTATGACTTCCCTGCCGTTAAGGAAAAAATCAATGTAGGGGATGTGGTTTCAATGCGTTTGATCCTCAACAATTCTTTTGATCGCAGTTCTGGACTAAGTTGGTCAATTGGTTTACGCCGATTGGTTTGCTCTAATGGGATGATGAGCTTGAAAGCTGATAGCCAATTAAATCAACAGCATAGTAAGAAGCTGAAACTGGATTCAATCGCTGAGTCAGTTTTAAAATGCGCAACGAAATTCCGAGAGTCGGCTGATATGTTTCGCCATTTAAATGACATGTTGATAACTGAAGAGCAAGGAGTTCTCATCTTGGAAAACTTAGCAGATAAAAAGATGATCTCAACTTGCATGAAAGATTCCATAACTCCAATCTGGATTGATGAAACCTATAAGGTAAACGCGGGACACGCTGCAATTGACCACCCTCGAAATATGTATAACCTTTACAATGCAGTAACTCAGCACTTGACGCACAATGTAGCCGAGCATAGGTTTGAACTATCAAATCGAGCCAATCGAAATGTTCTTAGTAGATTAAGTGAAGCTGCCAATAACGATGCGACCTTCACCAAGCTGACAACAAGAATCCCGGACAAGGAGAAAATCGAGGTGGATGAAGTATCACTCGCCACAAATTAAATCACAGCCCCCTGAAAAGGGGGCTTTTTTATGAAAGTAATTCTTGCGTTCAGAAAAAAATACAATAGAATTTAATCATGAAATCAATATCAGATAGCGAAAAAATGGATCTCATCAACTCAGGAAAAACTGTGTCTGTTTATTATAACCTTCACAGAAAATGCCTAAGTATGAGAGTCAAAGGCGTGGTTGTTGATCATCCACATGCGGTTGTTCTTAAAAATGTAAAGTTCAGAGTTCAGCCAGCAGGTAGAGCCAAGGTCCTAAAAGAGAAAAGAAAAAACGTTCATGCTTTCGTATGCGGTCAACTGGTGGAAACTTATGGACCTACGATTCCTTGGGGCGGTGGAAAGAAAATATTCTCTACTGATTTTCAAGTAGTATATAATCCTTATAAATATAAAACTTTTATAAAAAAAGATAGCGGCGAATCTATATTAGAGTCATATAAATATACTTTAATAAATAATAAAGAAATCTGGGTCGGTGATTGGATGCCAGCGCTAACGATGTAAGTCCTTGGTTTTAAAGGGTTTACAGCCCCGAGGGGGCCCCGGCGCAGCCCTAACCCCTTGATATTCAATAGTTTAAGAAGACGAGGGCTTTTATGTAGTTACCCTCAAGGCGATGAATTAACCAGCAAAATACGATGCCGCTACATTACCTTTAAAATCTTACATTGTCAAGACTATTTTTTCACAGTTTTTCTTTCCATTCTCGCGCAGACAGCTTTATGAGCGCGATATTGATATTCTGTCAAGTTAAAATAAGCGCAGATACGTTTTTTTGATACCCCTCTTTTTATTGACATTCTAATCTTCTCGCCTTTCGGTTTACTGTTCGGATCTTGCTCAGTTTTGTATTTCCAATATCTTGCAGTAGAAACAATCTTTTGTTTTTTCTCTGTTTTGTTTTCTTGAGGTCTTTTTTCTTGAGGTCTTTTTTCTTGAGCTTGTGGCTCTAAGGAAGTCGCAGAAAAGATTTCCATCACTCCGCCAATCAAATTTACTTTTATGGGGATTGAAAAATCTTGTGACTCGATAATGTGTGAAATATAGCTAATTAATTTTTTGTTTTTCATAGTATTTTATTCTTTATCTTGTTTTAATATTTGATCTACCACTCCGAGGACAAGCGCGCCCTCATACGTGAATGTATCTTCCATTAGTTCTCTATGATGATCTTTCAACTCAAAAATTTCTTGAGCTGTCAACTTTACTTTGTATTCTTTGTGTTCTTCCATTTGTATTTTATTCCATAGGTTGTTGAGACATTACCCATAAGACCGCACCCAAAATCAAACCGCATACTAACCACATACTTTCTAGATCTTACTTTTTTTACCGTAGCCTGTAAAGCCTTTTTTCTTCAAAGCTTGTAAAGCTTTACTTGCACTTGTCCCTGCTGGCTGGTTTCCATGAATGACTAATGCAAAATCATCCTTGCCAGAGATTGCAAAATCATCTGTGTGATCAATGTCAAGATCCAAAGCTTTGGCCTCTTCTTGAGAAAAGAAAACTCTTGCGCTTTTGACCATAGTTGAGGGAATTAAATTATCATACTTTCCACCACGCGAACAAGTAAAAACAAAATTATCAGGCAAGCCACCGTTTTCCTTGACGTAAGATAATAAAAACTTCAAGCTCTTAGTATAAGAATAAAAAACAATATTCGGGAAAAAGCTTGATGCTTTCATCCATGCGTTAAAATAAGACTGTGAATAGTAATCACCACCAATATGGACGCGCAAGGTTCCTCCGCGAGTTAAACCAGTTTCTTTTATACTCTTGACAATAAGCTTTACTTTTTGCGCTGTAGTTTTCAATGATTTTAATAAATCAAAGTTTTCCCATCTTGGCTTGCGGACATTGGGCAAACGTCCTTCATCCATTGCAGCATAACAACGAAAAGACATACCATCAACTGGCGTTTGTGCATCGGTGATCTTGCCTGTTTCTCTATCGGCAAATGTCTTGCAGCATTTTGCACCGGGGCAAGTATAACCGCTTGGAAGTGAATAATGCCATATGCCTTTCAGCTTGGCGTTTTCAAAAGTTATCTTAAGTGAACTCATGCAATCAATATACCTGATAAATAAAAGATGTCAACCCCATAAATGATAAAAATAAAATTTATCTTTTACATTGACGCAAAATAAAAAGTGTCTTAAAATTACTGGACATATGACCGCTATAGACAAACTAATTCAGATACTAGAACTCCATGAATATTCAAGCGATATGGAATCTTTCAAACGTTATGCAACCAATAAACAACATTCTCAGCTTTTAGTGGAGGATGTTTACAGTGGAGGCGGACAAGCCGGTTCTGAGTGGATTGACGCTTCGGAATGGGATAGGCAACAGTGCTTGGACTTTTTAGGATACTAAAAGCATGAGGCAATATACTAGACCACCGGTAATGAAATGGAATGTGAATTCTTTGGCAAAAGAACTTGGTTTTTGTTTCGATAAAACTGGATCAATGTTTTTCTTGACAAAAGATAACGAGGCGGTTTTCGATAGCAGATCACTTGAGGAAATCAATGGGTTTCTACTCGGCTTTAAATACGGCTTTAGATACAGCAAAAAAACTTGTAGCTATTGTAGAATAGATTATAAGAAGGCTGTTGCCTATGACAAGGAGGTTGGGATTTAAAAGATTTTTTCTTGACACAATTCTTTTCTTGTGATTTTGAAAGACCCCTAAAGTGTTGATAATGAGGGGGTTAGGGCCGCGGAGGGGCCCCCTCGGAGCTCTAAGTACCTTATATTCAAGACCTTATGAATGTCAAGCTTCTAATGAAAATATCTTTTTAAAATATAATGATAATAAAACTTGCAATGCCAGATTAATATGGTATGCTTACTACATGGAATCACCTCAAAAGAAATGCCCAAAATGCCGCGAGCTTAAACCATCGCGCCAGATTCAACACCGTGACAGTTATAATGTTTACGCAGGATATTTTTGCGAGGAATGCTGTTATGGTTATCGGGATCGATGCGGTCTTGGAGGTCATCAGGGGAATCCGAGTGACCTTGATGAGACTTACTATGAGGAAGACTACTGAGCACAATCCCCGAAAGGGGATTTTTTTTACCCAAAAATATAATACATCTTATTTGTTATTTATTTATTTCGGGTTCATTATTTCGCCTTCTGTTATTTCGCCTTCTGTTATTTACAATCATAAAAAAAGGGAAGACACGCACATGTCCTCCCTTATTTCAATTTTATCGGAAAACGCTTATCTCTCTATTCTATATATTTATTAATATTTATTTACCCTATGATACATTACCATCACTCGATGGAACGTAATACATTTATACCATATACATATTATTTGGCAAGCTTTATTTGGCAATCAAAGATTTGTCAATAAAAAAACTCCCCACTCTTTCGAGTGAGGAGATAGTGTGTTATGAGGACTACTATTTGAGGGGGATTCTATTAACGTTTCTGTTTACCAGTTTTCTTGGAAAACTTCAACGTATTACCATCTTTATTTGAAGCAGTGAAGGTAGACTTAGCTACCGATTCCCATTCGCTTCGATGCTGATTGAATTTACGCAACTTCTCTACTGAATCCACGGATAGAGAGTTACCCTCTTGAGTTACATTAACACGATATACTGTATTTCTCATACACAATTATACTATGCACTCAAGGGGTACTTGTCCAATTTTTTTACTCAAGAAGTCAATATTTTTTTCTCAAAGAGTTCCTTAGCTTTGACGGTTAACTGTCTGCCATGAGCAGTAGCTTCAATTAGATTTAACTTTTGCAGATAAACTTCTGTATTAGATTGGATTGCTGATCTAGTCATCTGTAATTTTGCTGCTAAGTTATATAACCTGATACATCCATTACGTCGAAGGATATTCAGATACCTGAGTTCCAGCTTCTCTAAGCCATAAGGTAAAATGTCAAGCACTTTGCACATAACATTCCAATCTTTTAATTTAAATGTTTTTATGTTATTCTGAGCGCAATGACTTACGATATCCGTTGCCATCATCTGAGCAGAACGACCATTACCTCTGAGAGTAGGAGCAATATGTTTTACAACAATATCACCAGAAAACTTGATCTTATCAGTATTCAACATGAGGATCTGAGCTAATTCGTCATAAGAATAATCGTCAAGGTCAATTTTTTTCATACGATCAATCAATGCATGAAATACATCTTGAGGTTCAGTAGTGGCGAAAATGAATGTTAATTTTCTGAAATCAATATCAATATCACTTCCCTCGTAGCTAAAAGTATTAAAATTATTTTTATTGGGATTAGTGATAGTTAATAACGCCATGGTAACATCCTTGGGTAACATGTGACATTCATCGAACAGGAATGTAGCCTTAGATCCACCTTGCATGTAAGGAACCATTATCTGTTCAACGAATTGCCTGAGATTCTTAATCGTAGCACAATTAAACTCAAGATATCTCTTAGGCACGATAACATCATGTAATACGTCATCTATCTCGCGAACATCTTCGATGACGAGATTCCTAGCAAATGCTCTTGCCAGCATGGTCTTACCTGCACCTTTTGGAGCAGTTAACAGGATATTAGGAACAATACCTGTTCTCTCAAATCCTTTGATGTAAAACTCAAATTTACGCTTTGCAGGATATTGCCCAACAACATTGGGAAACAGGTCGATTTTAGTAGTAGTAGTAGTAGTGTTTGTCATAACAGTAATCAATTTAAAGTAAGTTTCAACTTATGTCAATGCTCAAAAAAGATATTTTTAAGATTTACCAGTCTCCATCAAAAGAATTTATCTCAATTGGAGCAGCAGCAGGTTCTTCTGTCTTTACTACTTCCTGAGCTTTGTTTGTGACATTTATTACTACAGGCTTAGTCTCCTCCTCCATACCAGATATTAACTCATAAGATTTCAGAAACTTCTTTGAAACATGAATGACAGCATCATCAGTAAAGTACTTTTTCAGTTCTCCCAATGATACTCCGATGTATGTGATTCCACCTTTTGTTTTCATAACGTACATTCAGCATACCATATATCCAATTCAGGTCAACCCCAAAAATGTTAAAAATGTCACAAAAGTAAAAAAAATATTTTTATGAGTGTTAAAATCATCATTAAATATCATTCTGAAAAGCGCAAAATAATAGCACTCTTTTTCCATAAAACAAAAAGATAACTTTTTTCCGCTGGCTGATATAATAATATGACAATATTTTCTAATAAAAAATAAGCATAATATTTTAAATGAAGATCTCGGGCAGGGTATTTGAGATTTTTTGATTCACAATTGGGCTGGTATTTGGCAGAATATGATTCACAATTGAATATGACCGTATTTCGCTAAATCCCATTCACAATTCAAGATATTGCACCAAAAGCCGTTTTCAAAAAGCCTTTTTCCCAAAAGTGTCAGCCAATCCCAGTTTCAAGCCGTTTTTTTTATTAAATTTAACTAGCTATACTAAAAGGCAATAGTGTCAGCGAATCCCAGTTTCGCGCCATTTTGATAAATCATAAATTTTACTTTTTTGCGGCTATTTAATTAGTATTTAACATTATACTGAACTGGTTTATAGAACTGGTTTGAACTGGTTTGGTTTATTGAACTTGAACTTAAACTGGTTTTGGTTTTAGTTTGGTTTTATTGGTTTTTATTGGGGTTTATTAAGATAATAGGTATATAGAGATAGTAATAATGGAGAAAAAAATATGTTCTTTATTCTTATTTTTTAGAAATAAAAAAAGAACAGATCCTCTAAATACCCTTCCTTTACCCAATCATTCATTGATTATTCTATTATACCCCTATGTTTACTGTCTATTCTTACCCTCTCCTAATGTCTATCTAACTCATCCTTAATCCTACATGATCTGATATGCCAAATTACTGCTATAATTATTCCTATTAATATTTCCATCTAATATTAAATCTATTCTATATACTTTCACTATACTTTCATGGTCCTTTGTACATATACCAACTGAAATGATGTTATATGATATAAAAATACCCCCTTTTTGGTTAGAAAAAGAGGGTATGTGTTATAATTAGCTCCGAAAGCTCTTATTTTGGGCTTATCGGAG